TTTGGTATTCCGCTAATCTAGAAAATCGTATCTCCCCTATATACCTTTTATTGGTACACGCTCTGCGATAGTTCGCGTTCGCTAGCTAGCACCTACGGTGACTTGATTGTTATTGTATTTATAAAGTACAATATTATTTAATTAATTTATGCAAATCTATTGAAAATTAAAAGGTACAATGCTATAATGTAATTACAGTAAAGGAAAACAATATATCTAAACAGAAAAGGAGAAAAAACAATGAAAGAAATTAATATCACACTTAAAAAAGCAAAGGACATGGAAGAGTTTGTGAAAATCAATGCAACTAAGACAACTATAGATTCAAAAGGCAATGTTAGATGTGACATTGAAAATACATTAGAAACATATTTTTTAATTTATGACGTTGAAAAATTAACAAGTATTATAAAAAAATGTACACTTAATAGTGAAGATGTTTTCACCGTAAAATATGTTGTAGAACAGTCTAAAGAAATAGTAATTTATGGCACAAAAATTAAATATACATCTGTGGATAGAGAAATTGTAAATTCATTTATTAATGCTTGCAATGGTTACATGAAAAATGTTTGTGAAATAGATAAACTAACTTCAATTCAAATTGAAATGTTTAAAAGAGGTTTATGCGATAAACTTATGAACGATAGTATTGTTAGTATGAAATATGGTTACGACTTAGTATAAAATGCTTCAAGTGAAACATTAGAAAGGGGGTGAAAAACATATGTCAGAATGGATAACACACGCACAAGTTCGCAAGCGTTTTCAAGACCACTTCTGCGAAACGCTTTATGAACACCCTGAAATCGTAACTCCTCAAACTATTGAGGAGTACGAGCGCATCAAAGACATTATGATAGAAGAACACGGAACGGCACTAAGTGTGTGCAATACAACGTATAAGACAAATATACACTATGCATTTTTGTATAAACTCAAAGATAAAGTATACGATAATGGGAAATACTATATTGCATACATAACAAACGACCAGCGCATTGACGTGCCAATCAGTGCAACATTAATAAAGGAGTTATATTCATGGGTAGAAGAAAAAATAAAAGAAAAATAAAAAACGCTATAGAGACAATTATTTTAATTATAGCGTTATCAATATTGATATACGGCACATTTTACTTGATTGGCCTAGTAATAGGAATCTTAGTTCCAATGCCGTAAATTAGTAATAGCATTTATTGTTACACTATTAAAAAATGGTTTCACGTGAAACATTGTAAAAAGGAGAATAAAAATATGAAAAATAAAGAAAAATTTAAGGATGAAATTGTAAACATAATTTGTTCAGGTAATAGTATTGCTATTGACAAGGAAACATTAGTTCCTATAGCTTGTTCTAATACGGATTGTTGTAATTGTTTATTCTATAATATTAAACTAGATTGTATTGGGGCGTTAGTTAATTGGGCAAGCCAAGAATATAAAGAGCCAAACGTAATATCATATAACGACAGTCTATTTCTTAATTTTATTTCGGACGAATACGAATATATAGCTAGGGATAAAAACGGGAAGTTATTTTCACATAAAAATAAACCTTACAAGTTAGAAGACTGTGATATGTGGTGTAGTGAAAAGTGGGTTGGTTATGCAGTTTGAAAGTCGATTTTCCGATGATTAAATGGACAGACGAGCAACCATGGAAAATATCCGATTTAAAAAAATTAAAAGTAGTAAAAAATTATTAAAAACTATTTGACAATTCAAGTAACATCTGATATACTTAATAATGTAAGGAAGATAAATATTATCCAACTTGCAAAATACCACACCATATAGGGCGGTGTCCAAAGCACCGTCCACTCACAAAAATAACAGATATCCCGACACCCATGTAGGCGAAAAAATCGGTGGCAACGTGTAAAGGTTCGATTCCTTTTATCTGATTCGGTTTCTAATGAAACCGTGTTCTCAGACAGTCTAGCAAGCAAAAAACAAAAAAGAAAGAGGTGAAAATGTAAAAATGGCAAGAGCAAGAAAAGTAACAAGAAATATCCGTTCAACTAAAGTTATCGTCATGTGTGTAGACAAAGAGACAGCTAAAGTTGATAACCACGAGGTGACAATCACAGGAACTTACACAGATGATAAGAAGCTGATGAAAGCGGTTACTAAAGTAGTAGAGACAGAAACACTCAAACCAGTGGCAATAGTTTCAACAGAAGTTATTGAGACACTGTACGGTATGGATGAACAGAAGTTTATCGAAATGGCAGAGGTATTACCGCCAAGAGACAAAAAAAAAGAAGTAGATGAAAATGCAGATGTAGAATAAGTAAAAGAAAAAGGAGAAAATAACAATGAGTAAAATCACAATCACAAACACAAGCAGAGAATTAACAGAGGTAGAGCAGTATCTTATGACAATGGACGCAGGAATTACTTCCATGAAAGATGTAGCAGACGGTACTTCAATTCCAGTAGACGCATATATTGAGTATAAGGATGTAAAGAAAGACGGAACAGAAGCTGACTTGCTTTCAATCATTACTGTAGATAGCAAGGTTTACAGTACACAGTCTGAAACATTCAAGTCTTCTTTGAAGTCAATCCATGAACTTATGCATGGTAAACCGTATGCAATCGTAAAACGCAGTGGAGAAACAAAAGCAGGACGTCCATTTGTTGACTGTGGGCTTGATGTAAACTCTGTAAAATAAGTAAAGTTTTTCATAGCAAATTTTTTCTTTCCTAAAATATAAAAGATAGGGTGGGCAGAATACCTACCCTATTTTAATCTAAACAATGTGAGAGGTGTGATAAAATTGAAAAAGAGCAAATCAAAGTATAGTCAATACTATAAGCAATATCAGCGCAAAGTATCAGCATTAAGAAAACAGAATATTGAATTACGTGGTGCGAACGTATATCAAACAGAATCACAGTTGAGAAAATGGGGTATCCAAGGTAGAGATTTAGCAAAGATTACAAGACAGTTAAAAAAAGATATAAAGAATCTTGCAAAACAGGAAGCCTATTCAACTACAACAGGTGAAATCTCAACCGTTGGTAAACTCAAACACGAACTAGCATCTGAACGAGCAAAGCGTGGAGCAGATACAAGAAAACGTAATAAGGATTCCGATAGAGAATTTTGGACTACTGACAATTTACCAACAACACACGATTTAGATGGCGAATATCATTTGAATCAACCACAGTTAGGTGATATCACAAATAGTAACTTTATGACAGAGTTTTTAAGTAGGATAACATCACCAATTCCGACAGAAACTATATACGGTAAAAAAAGAAAGAATGCTAATATAGAAAGAGTACAAGAAGCGCAGTCAGCTTTATTATCGCTTTATCGAAACACTTTAAATAAAGATGGTGAAATAGCTGTAGGAGAACGTCTTGCTAATAACTGGGATGCAATCAAGTTGCACTTGGAAGTAGTTTTAACTGATTCAAAAGGGGTAAACGTTGCTTCATCATTGGAAGCTATTGGAGAGATTATTAGCGGTAGAACTTTATCAGTTGTAGAGCGCGAAGCTTTAAATGATGAACAAGAGTCACTTTATTCTTGGGATATCGAGGACAATACATATGAATAGTAAACGTAAAACAAGAATGTTCATGTGTGATTTCGAGACTACTGTATATGATAACCAAGACCATACAGAAGTATGGGCGGTTGCCATTGTTGAACTATTCACAGAGAATGTTACAATTCTACATCGAATTGAAGATATGTTTACATACTTTCGTGCTTTAGATACAAATATCATAGCATTTTTTCATAACCTAAAATTTGATGGTGCTTTCATACTTGACTATTTATTAGCGCAAAAGAAATACCCACAGGCACTCAACAATGATAACGGCGTGTACTCATGGAAAAAGAACAAGGAAATTCAAACCAATGAAGTACGATACAGTATCTCCGATAAGGGTATGTGGTATTCTATCACACAGAAACTTCCAAACAATAAGTTACTAGAGTTCCGTGACTCTTTGAAGCTTTTACCATTCTCCGTTGAAGTTATTGGAAAATCATTCGCAACGAAACACAAAAAGCTAGATATGGAATACACTGGCTACAGATATGCAGGATGTGAGATAACTGAAAAGGAACGTGAGTATATTGCAAATGACGTTCTTGTAGTAAAAGAAGCACTTGAAATCATGCTAGAGCAGGGGCACGACAAATCAACTATTGGTTCATGTTGTTTGGAAGAGTTTAAAAAGGGGTACGACAAAACAGATTACGCACAATTATTTCCCGATATCTATAAGATAGAAACAGGAATAACAAAATACCCTACCTTTGGCGATTACATTCGCAAATCATACCGCGGTGGTTGGTGCTATCTTGTAAGAGGGAAAGAAAATAAAATATACCATTACGGTACAACAGCAGACGTTAATAGTCTTTATCCATCTATGATGCACTCTGATAGCGGTAACTTTTACCCAGTAGGGAAACCACACTATTGGAGCGGAAATTTTATTCACGAAGAAGCGTTAAAAAAAAACCCACAGGGTGAGCCAAGATACTTTTTCTTGCGTATCCGAACAAGGTTTCACGTGAAACATGGTTATTTGCCATTCATACAGATAAAAGGTTCTCCACTCTATCGTGGTACAGAAATGCTAGAAACAAGTGACATATACAGTAAGAAGTACGATAAATATTTTCCATACTATTACGACAGCGGAAACAACAGGCATGAAGCGATAGTAGAAATGGTGGTAACTTGTACTGATTATTATTTGATGCTAGAACACTATGACTTATATGATTTTGAAATCATAGACGGCGTATGGTTCTATGCAATGAAAGGAATTTACGACGAATATATCAACAAGTACGCAGAGATTAAGAAGAAAAGCAAGGGCGCACAACGTACTCTTGCAAAGCTGTTTCTGAATAATCTTTATGGAAAACAGGCATCCTCTAAAGATAGTTCATTCAAGATAGCTTACGTGAAAGATGACGAATCACTTGGTTTTATACGACAGGAAGAGAACAACAAGAAAGCAGGTTATATTCCTTGTGGTTCTGCTATCACATCATACGCAAGAGAATTTACGATTCGAGCAGCACAAAAGAACTACCATGGTGTAAATGAACGTGGTTTCATTTATGCCGATACTGATTCTATCCATTGTGATTTATTACCAGATGAAATAGAGGGCATAAGAGAACACCCAATAGAATTTAACTCATGGTCATTGGAATCATGCTGGGATATTGCTACATTTACAAGGCAGAAAACGTATATCGAACACGTAACACATGAAAACAGAGAACCAATAGAAGAACCGTTTTATGACGTGAAGTGTGCAGGGATGCCAAACAAGTGTAAGAATCTGTTTGTATTATCCATGCAGGGTAATGCAGATATAAACGGTTATACAGAGCCAAGAACAGGCACACACAAAGAATGGACGGAAGAGGAAAAACATTTTTTATTTAAAGGAGATAAACCTATAAAACGTGATTTATCAGATTTTAAAATAGGCCTTAAAGTACCTGATAAGCTACGCCCTAAGAGAATGCGTGGTGGAGTGTTATTGGTAGAGACAAGTTATGAAATGAGGTAATAAAAATGAAAGTTAGATTGCAAGATATTGTTAAACATTGTGTATTAATGCAGAAAGAATGCTATTTTTGTGTTTATCACAAAGACGGAGAATGTTTTAGTTAATATTGATGGGTTTATACCTAGCGTATTTTCTGAATATATTGATTTATGTGATAATTCTACCGAACTGGCAAAAGCACTATACATGAACGAGGAGGTCGAAATATGAAAATTAGTGTAAAAGAACTAATTGAAATTTGCTCAAGTTATTATGCACAAGGTTGTGTTGAGTGCCCATTTTATTCTTACAAATGTTACGAACCAACTTATCCAAATGTGCCAAGAGAAGCAAGAAAACATAGTAAATTCAAGAAAGAGAAAGAACTGAATAAAGAAGTCGAATTAAAAATTAGATAAATAAAAACAAAAAAGGTACAATGCATAAGCAAAGTACCTTTTTTCTTATATCATGAACTACTGGTGAAAACGGTCTAAAGTCTGTTAGGACAAGGGAGCAACCCCGACCATAGAAACAGCAGTCTCTTCCACCTGTGCGTTCTGCTTCTATGTTTTTCGCTTTCTGACAGTAGATGATATCATTAATAACTAAGAGCCTGCAATACAGCTTCTTTACACTGTAAGTCTTTAAACCGAAAGCAACCACGCTCAAAGAAGTATCTCATGTTAGACAAGAACAAGTCATTACTCTTTAACATCACATAGTTGACATTGTGATCATCTGTAGTAATACTTATTCTATAAGGGTATGTTTTATCTGCTCTATCATCACAGTAGATAATACCTAAGTCCATATACTCTTTGATAGCGTAATCCCTACCAAGATATCGAAGCGTAGCAACATAAGTACACTCACCGACAGGCTTTTCAATAAACGCATTACTATCATTAAGATAAGTAGCTTGTGCAGAATACGCCACATATTCGTCACTCATAAATGCACGATTGAAACCACTTTCTGTCTGCGCCTTACTTGCACTTTCATTGTATCCCTGTTCTAGCACAAAGCCATTACCCCTTAAAAATTTCGTATCAGATTTAAGTCTGTTTGAAATTTTCATAGAAATGTAATAAGGGTTAATCAGTGACACAGGATTAGCCATCATATAGACAGGTACATAACGAACCTGTTTTCCCTGCCCACGTGCGATAGAGGTGTGAATAGAGATAAACTTCTTTACCTCATCTGAACAGTAACGGTTAGTTTCACTCTGAAATTCGTCAAATATCAAACAGCTAATATCACTGAACATATGTGAATTCTTCTTAACGGCATCTGCATTGTTGAGTGCCATGGCATATCCGCAGGAAACGTTATTCAAAAATAATTCATGGAACTTTCCATGCATCATCGGCTTACTTGTCATTTCGTACTTATGAAAGAATAATTCTTTGATATCTTTAAAAAATTTATCAGCTACACCACTAAGTTCGTAGTCATATCTGTACAATAACCCAAACTTTTCACCTTTTGACAGAAATTTATTGACAACCAATTTGCCGAAATAAGTTGTCTTACCGCCCGTACGGTTACTCGTTACCATATAGATTTCGGGTCTTTTATTGTTTAAGTCCAATAAACTTAATAGCTTTGTACCGTCATAATAACCCATATTTATCACCTCTTTTATATTATAGCATAAAATAGACAAACTGTCAATTATTAGACAGCATGTATTTTAATAGACACTGTGTCTATAATTATACAATGTGTTGACAAATAGACAATATGATGATATAATTAAATAAGAAAGGAGATGGTTATAGCTATGGATATTAACGCAGTAACTACAGCAATCTCAACGCTTGGATTTCCTATTGTAATGTGCGGTGCTATGTTTTGGTACATGATAAAAGAAAAGGACGCACACAAAGAAGAGATGGATAGCGTAACCGAAGCATTGAACAATAACACGTTGATTTTACAGAAGTTATGCGACAGACTGGACGGTGATAAGAATGGCGACGTATAACGTACACGGTGGACACTCATTAAAGTGCAGGGGTGTTAGTGATTTACTGGACGAGGTTGATGAGGACAGAAAGGTTAAAAACAAGCTAATCGAACTGTTAATAGCTGACGGAAACACAGTATATGATTGCACAGATGATTACAGCACAACACAGAGAGCTAACCTATCTTCTATTGTTTCCAAGTGTAACGCGCACAATGTTGACTTAGATATTTCAATCCACCTAAACAGTGCAAGAAACGACAGAGCAGGTGACGGAAAATGCGGTGGAGTTGAAGTCTACGGTTACGATGATAGAATCTATGGCGTAGCGTATAAAATAGCAGAGAACATTGCAAATGCGCTTGGTATTGGTTTTCACGGTGCACCTGTTAAATACAGAAAAGACCTATATGTCCTTAGAAAAACAAAAGCAAAAGCCATTCTTATTGAATGCTGTTTTGTAGACGATAGAGACGATGTAAGCCGTTGGGATTCTACAAAATGTGCCATGTCTATCGCATACGCTCTTGGATGTAAAACAAATATTTCTACTGTGAAACCTGCCACGAATGTTTCACGTGAAACATATTTTCCAGTATTCAAATCAAATAGTTGTTCCATTGTGGATTGTTTAAGGTCAATCGGTGTAGATTCCAGTTATACCTATCGGCAAAAAATTGCAAGAAAGAATAGGATAGCCAACTACAGAGGTTCAGCACCACAGAACGATAAACTGGTTTCACTTGGTAAGAAAGGAAAATTGATTAAACCGTAATGGCTATAAATCTCAACAAGGGTTATCAATGGGCAATTAACACTTGCAACGCTCCAAACGTTGGATACTCCCAACAGTATCGATATCAAAAGACGGTGAATGGTATCACATATTATGATTGTTCAACGTTTGTGGGTTACGCAGTAATCGAAGCAGGGTTTTCACTTAATATTAGTGGGTTCTATACTGGAAATATGATAAGCATCTTAAAAGGACTAGGCTTCACACAGTATGACAGTAAAGATATTGAATGGAAACCATTTGATATTTTAGTAAGAAGTGGACATACTGAAATGTGCTATCAAAGTGGTGGAGTCGGAAAAGGTATCACAATGGGGGCGCACACCAACGGCATTCCACTTGCAGACCAAGTAAGTATCAATAACAGTGAGTCAACAGCTAACGGTTTTCCTATCTTATTAAGATATGGCGAGGGTGGTGCTACTGGAATTGGCGCAAGTATCTATGTAATCTCTGCGCTATGTGGTAACGCTTGGAGAGAGTCCAATATCAACCCTGCTCTTAACGAGCGTGGCGGTGGTGGTTTTGGACTATTCCAGTGGACAGGTGGAAGAAAAACAGCATTACTTAACTACCTTAGTTCACAAGGGTTATCAAGTACCGACCCTAATGGACAGATGCAATACTTAATTGAGGAAAATGACTGGATTGGTACAAGTCATGGTATTTCATCATTGGACGAATTCTTACATTCAAGTAGTACAGATATAGCAGGACTAACCGAAGCTTTTATGTCATGTTGGGAACGACCTGGTGTGCCAGCTTTAGAAGAACGTATACAAAACGCAAATAAGTGTTACAATTACATTCAGACACACGGAAATGATACATCAATCAACAGATGGGTAGCAAAAGACAGATATTTAACAGAAGCAGAAATACTGAACAATGCAGTTTTAATGTACCGATTTTATAGCGTAGGCGGTGGCGGTGGGGGTGGTACACCTTATAAGCCAAAATCGAAATTCCCTATGTGGTTCGCTATTATTGGTGGTGGAATTAAAAGGAGATATTGAAATGGCAGTTTTATCAAAAGAAGATTTTTTAAATCTAATCAAAGAAAGAACAAAAGACAGTACAGATGATGAAACATTAAAATTTATCGAGGATGCGACAGACACAATCAATTCATTATCAGATACAGACGGTGAAGACTGGAAGACAAAGTATGAAGATAATGACAAGATGTGGAGACAGAAATACAAAGATAGATTCTTTTCCGCAGGTGATAGCGCAGGAAATGGTCATAAAACAAAAGAAGAGGAAGAGGAAGAGGAAGAGGAAGAAGAAAAATACAAGGAAATTGTAGCAGAAAATTTTGAAGAATTATTTAAGTAAAGGAGATGTAATAAAATGGCTCACAGAGTTAAACTAACTACACTTGATGCTAGTTCTCTGAAAATTATTAACACAATCAGAGAAAACGCATCCTATGAGTATCAGCAGAATGTACCAGTAATTACTGATGCTAAAATGATTCCTAAAGTTGGTGAAATCATTGTTGGAAATGGTTCACTACAGAACCAGTTTCTTAATGCACTTATGAACAGAATCGCAAAAGTAGTGATTGAAAGTGCAACATTCAACAATCCATATGCACACCTTAAAAAAGGATACCTTGAAACAGGTGAAACAATCGAAGATATCTTTATCGGTATCGCAAATGTTGTTGAATACGACGCAGAAAAGGGAGAATCAAGAGAGTTCAAGAGAAATCTGCCAGACGTAAGAAGTGCTTTCTATGTAATGAATTGGAGAACTCAGTACCCCCTTACAATACAAGACGAAGACCTTAGAATGGCATTCACATCCATTGATGGTGTTACATCATTTATTGCAAAACTGGTAGACGGTATATACACAGCGGTAGAGTATGATGAATTCTTACTGTTCAAGTACCTGCTTATTAAAGCTATATCACACGGTAAGACAGCACCTGTTTCAATCGGTGACGGAACAACACTTACAAATGATGCAAGTAAGTATCGTGGTATTTCTAATAAGCTTACATTTATGAGCAAGAAATACAATCAAGCAGGTGTTAGAACAACAACGCCAAAATCAAGACAGGCAATCTTTATGGATTCCGAGTACAATGCAAAATTTGATGTAAACGTTCTTGCCAGTGCTTTCCATATGGAGAAAGCTGACTTCATGGGTAGACTTCACTTGATTGATGACTGGACAAGTTTTGACAACGAAAGATTTAATATCATTCGTGAAAATTGTGATTCTATCGAAGAGGTAACAGCAGATGAACTTAAAGCTATGGAAAATGTAAAAGCTGTTCTTGTGGATGAAAATTACTTCCAAGTATACGACAACTTGTCAAGAATGACAGAGCAGTATTGTGCAAGTGGTATGTACTGGAATTACTTCTATAATACATGGAAGACTGTGGCGGTTTCACCGTTCTCAAACATGGTTACTTTCGTGGTTGACGATGCTAATATCACACAGCCTGCAACAGTAACAGTTGAGGTAAGCGGAAAAGATATTGCAGAAGAAGCAACCGTATTTACACTTGAAGTGCAGGACGATGATGTATCTCTTGCGAACGGTGCTTACCAGTTTGTACAGACACAGGATGCTATTACTAATGGTATTGCAATTCACAAGTATGGTGCAGTAATCTTCCCAAAAGGAAAGACCACTACTACACTTGAAATGATTTACGGTGGTTATAAGTACACAGCAGGAACAGCACTTACAACAGCATCTAATGTAGGCGATACAATTACATTTAACAAAGATGATGCGGTATCACTTGCGGAATAGAATTGAAAAGCTGTAGCACTTGCGGAAGAGAATGGAAAAGCTGTAGCAGATTAACCTACAGCAAAAGACGTTAAGAAACTTAACTAACTTGCACGTTTCACGTGATTCTGAAATATGTTTCACGTGAAACATTACTATAATGAGATATATTATGCAAAGACAAACTTATGCAGATAAGTGATAAAGAGGTGATAACTTGATTGAACCAAAAACAGATATCCGACTCCTAACAGGTGTCCCCCTTGACCCCACCTACAACCACACCATCCGCTTCACAGACGCAACCGCACAAAGTACCTACTTTGCGAACAAAACAAAGCACCAACTATCACGACAAACCTATCAGCGTGTGCAACGTGGTTACGCAAAAGTACAGTTATCAGCCGACGATTGTTACGACTGCAATTACATGATGTTTAGAAACACTTCCTATGGTTCAAAATGGTTCTATGCTTTCATCACGGGTGTAGAATATCTCAATGATAACGCCTGTTACATCACATTCGTACTAGACGTTATGCAGACATGGTGGTTTGACTTTACCATCCGAGACAGTATGGTAGTTCGTGAACACAGTGCGACAGACGCAATCGGTGATAACATTCTACCCGAACCTGTGAAATTAGGAGAGTACGTAGAGGGTAGCACTGGTGGAAGTATAAACCTATTGAAAAATCTTTCCGTTGTAGTGGCAATCTGTGACAACGAAGAACAGAATATCGGTGGCTTGTTTGAGGGAGTGTATTCGGGTTGTACCTATTACGCTTTCGATGTTACATCGGAACTTGAAAGAGAAAAGCTATTTGCACTAAACCTAAAATATGTGCAAAGTCCCGACAGTATTGTAGCGATGTGGATGTGCCCAACAATGTTTATTGGTACAAAAGATGATGACGGTAAAATCAAAAACACAAAAACTGGTTCTTCCTACGATTCAGATGGAACAGAGATTTCTCCTGTGAACCCTGCTACAACATCTTTGAATGGTTATATGCCAAAGAACATGAAAATGTATACTTATCCGTACAACTATTTTCAGTTTGACAATGGTGTTGATAACAGCCTTGTTTTAAGATACGAATTCTTTGAGGACTTGACACCAAGATTTCGTATTGAGGGTACAAAGAATACGCCTGTGAAAGCGTGTGTATATCCAACACACTATAAGGGTAGCGGAGAAACGCCATACCGAATGGAATCACTGAACATGATGGACTTTCCAATGTGTAGTTGGAATAATGACGCATACAAAGTATGGCTTGCACAGAACACCTACATCAATAAAGTTAAAATGGCTCAAACTGTTACGAACTCAACAGTTGGCGCAGTAGCAGGTATGACCATGGGTGCTTTAAATGGTAACATAGGTGGAGTAGTTGGAGAAGCTATAAACGCAATCATGCAACCTGCAAATGAATATGTGAACCAAACTCTTAACGAATATAGTGCAAGCATCCAAGCTGACTTATTCAGAGGAACACTTGGAAACAGTAACTTGCTAGTAGCGCAGGGAGAAAACAAACTGTTCTATCGTAGAATGTGTATCCCTTATGAGTATGCTAGAAGTATTGATGCATTCTTTACTATGTTCGGTTACGCTTGCAATAGGGTGAAACAACCAAACGTATGTAGCGGTAAAGGTTTAAGACCTCACTGGAATTACATTCAGACAAGCGGATGCGTGGCACGTGGTAGCGTTCCTGCACCCGATATGCAAGTTATCTGTAAAATATTTGACAGTGGCATAACATTTTGGGAAAATGGTGAGGAAATTGGTAACTATTCATATGACAACAGTCCTGCATAAAGAGGTGATAACAGAATGGGAAGAAACAGAAGAAACAAATATAAAAACCAGTTTTTTACAAGTATGCTACAAAACTGTGTATCATGGCAATACTACTATAATCGACTAAAAGAAATTGCAATATCTTGTATCGAATGGAACAATTTACCTGATACAGTTGACAGTAGATTCTTGGAACTAACATTGTTTGAAGATGGTGCAGGAGTTTACTTCAATGACGATGTACTTGGAAATCTATTTTTACAAGCCACTCTTGATGGTAGATTAAACGTATACCGTGAACCAATCAAAACAAAAGCATACGCAGTAAACGGTTACTTAAAAGATTTGAATGAAAAGAACAGCGTGATTATTCATAACAATATGTTACACACCAACAGCGTTGAGGCTTGTAAAATGTTCGCTCTGCGTTTAGCAAATATTGACAGAACGATTGACGTAAACATTAACGCACAAAAAACACCAGTTCTTATCAAGTCGGGTGAAAATGAGCGTTTATCAATGGTAAACTTATATCAGCAGTATGACGGTGGAATGCCTTTTATCTTTGGCAGTGACCAGTTAAACACAGATAACATCACAGCTATTAGAACAGATGCCCCATTTGTAGCACCACAGCTTTACGAGTTAAAAACAAACATATGGAATGAAGCACTAACCTATCTTGGTATTTCAAACGTAAACATTACGAAACGTGAACGCCTTGTGAGTGACGAGGTGAACCGTTCCCAAGGAGGTAGCATTGCAAGTAAGTTTAGTCGTTTACATGAACGCCAAACAGCTGTTGAGAAAATCAACAAAATGTTCGGAACAAATATCAGCGTAGACTATAGAGAAGAACTGGATACAAGTTTAGACGGATTAAATGTTTCACGTAAAACACCACAGAAAGGAGATAATACAGATGAGTAGTTACACAACAGAGGTACGCTTTATCTGCGAATCTCTTTACCGACTGGAACACAGCACTGGTTACAATGATATTGAAAAGATATTGAAAGCTGTTCACAAAAAGATATTTGACTTTGACTATCCTATTTTTGATGAAAAATACAGAAGTGTACTTGAAATCATGATTTTAAGGCATTTCTACACTAGAGAAATAGGGTTCGAAACAATTGGTTTATGGAAATTGAAACTTGCAGACAAAATGATAACGATTATGCCATATTACAACAAATGGTATGCCAGTGACTTGCTAGAGTTCAATCCGTTATGGGATACTGATTTTACTAGAAAAGGTAACATAAACGACAAGAATACAAGTAAAAACGACAGCACCGCTAACAGTTCAACAACAGATAAAGGAAAACAAACAAACAGTAACGAAAGCAAAACAAAAAGTAAATTTTCTGATACACCACAGGGTAGTATTTCAAGTCTTGAAAATGACACTTACCTTACAAGTGCAACGATTGACGATACAAACGGAAGTTACACAAACACAGCAGAAAATACAAACGTAAACAATTCAAAAAATACAATCAATCACGAAGCAACAAACTTAAACGAATATTTTGAAATCGTACAAGGAAATCGTGGTGTATTTGACAATGGTACAATGTTAAGACATTATCGTGAAACATTCACACATATTAATAAACAATTATTAAGGGAACTTGAAGATTTATTTATGTTATTATGGTAAAGGAGAACACATATGTATAATTTTGACAGAAATGGGTATGGAATATGCGGTGTTGGAAATCCAGTATTACCTCTTACTTATGACGACTCATTAAGTTATGAAGAGCAGATTGCAAAACTGTATAAAATGTTCAATGACCTAAAAACAGAAAGAATTTACAACAATACATTCAATATTACAGACAATACAAAACTAGCGGATGCCGTAATCCCAAGAAAACTGATTCGTAACTACACATATGATATGATGGTTGAAGACATCGACACGCTAATGCTAAACTACCCAAAGGTGCGTAAAAAGATTATCGGCACATCTGTTCTTGGTTTACCGTTGATTGCTATGGAATACGGAACAGAAACAGCCACAAGACATATGTTTGTGTTCAACGGTTTCCATGGTACAGATTGCAGTTCTAGTATCGCTATAGCGCAGATGGAAGTGTTAGCAAAAAATGCCGTATATGGTGGGGTAGATATGTGGAGTGAGATTCTTGACAATGATACTTGCATTCACGTTATCCCGATGGCGAATCCCGATGCATGGATGCTTGGATTACAAGGATACAGTTACTTCAACGATATTCCCGAAGCAATCAAGACAAAGATTGAGGAACTAACAACCGACTATATCAGAAACCATGCAAAAGATGAACCAAACGGCTCAACATGGGATGTTGAGAGTAGAACAGACCTTGAAAACTATATTCGCTCTCTTGGGGGTGACCCAAGTGTAAGCTATGAAGCGTATGTATTCAGAGAAAAAGACTTACACGCTTGGAAAGCAAATGCAAACGGTATTGATTTACATTATAACTGGTGGACAGAAGCAATGAAGAAGACAGTTGACGTTGCCTTGAAAGGTGTCAACTACGGGCATCCCGATGCGTATGTATACGGTGCGCAAGGCAGTATTGCATATGTTGATGAAAATGCTTCATATAGAAACTATATTTCACAGTACGAAAGAAGTGACGGAAATTATTACTTCACATTCATGAATTATCATCAAAAAGGCCCTACTAATATATGGAACTACAGATTAAAAGGTTTACAGAACAACCGTAATTTTGACTGTGGTGTAAAGCTTTGTGAACTTATGCAAGTTCCATATTCACCACAGGTAGGTAATCAGAGTACACCAATCGGTTTTAGTGCGTGGGCAGGTATCAACTACGAGGGGAATTACACGTTAAGTTTCACAAACGAGGTAGGGTGGAAACACGTGAAAAAACGTGGTGACTGGTGGAATGATGAAAACAGCGATATTGTAAGAAGTCCTGTTCCTGATAACCAGTGGGGTGACATTTATACAAGTAACAAGGCTGTGTTTATATGGATGTTACGTTACTATGCTAGTTTAAGGGATGTATGGAATCGACATCAATATTTAAGCGAGTATAATCTGAAAGACTCTTACACAGATGAACGTTTCGCTATTCCTAGTATGGCAATGATGCGTAGTGTACTTAATGAAGTAGGAAATATTTACACAAGCGTTAGGCAAATTGGACTAACTTTAGGTGCTAAACTGGATGATGTTATTAGCAAATTAGACTTTAAAGCTAGTGCAAAATTAACTTGTGGGTCTGCTGATGCAGGAGACATTGTTTATACAGAAATGCCTAGTTTCGCTAAAACTAAATACGGTAATGTGCATATTTATCCTATTAGTGGTACACAGATGCGTGTTGATTTCTTTGCCAATAAAACAACATTACTTTATAGTAAAGTATATTATAAAGTATATGGTGAAGATGTGAAATTCAAGAGTACAGAATGGACATTAATGAACCCTATTATTACAGACTATGTACAAATGGGTATTCAAAACGGTATTGCTACAAGTACCATTGCAGGTATTGCAAGTCAAGTACCTATTTATCACACACTTATTATTGATTTGAATAAGAACGATAACAACATTAGTGATTTACCTAGTGGAGTTGGTACTTATTACAGATTGAAAGTTACGGGTCATAGACCTAACAACAGAATTGAGATTAACGATATCTCTAGTGGTAATACTTGGGTGAGCCATTATAGTAGGACTAATAACGAACTACAGAAGTGGTACAAAATTCAAGCTACGCCCTTGGACTGATGGTCAGAGCGTCAAAACAAAAAACGGTAGCAGTATTAACTTAATTAACAATGGTATAGGAGTGAAAGGTATGGCATGGAGTGTAAAAAAGGGTAGTGTTGACCCTAGTAGTTATACTAAAATTGATGAAAATGGTAATCTTTATGTTGGACTAGGACAAGTTCAAGGTACTCTTATTGTAGAGGGTACATTAGAAGATGCAACAGCAACAGCAACCGTTACTGTAACCACAGAAGCTGTTAATCCGAATGTGTCTAATGCAAAATGTGACAACTCAAAAGCGGGTACAAGACAATTCTCAATCAAAGCAGGAACAAGAACAATAACGGACGGTACGTGGTCACTTGAAAAAACTCACAGTACACAAATCGGGTCTAATACCCATATTTCGAACGATGGTGTTCTGTCATGGGATAGAACGCAGGCCAGTGGTCAGATAGGCGTATCGTGGACTAAAGATGGTCTGAAAAAGACCATTGCTATTGTGTTCGCTAAAGCAACAGCAACCGTTAATCCGTCTACAGTTGCACTTAAAAATGGCGAAAGTCAGAAGTTTACTATTGAATAATAGTAAGTATAATAAGAGTGACAAGGTGTAAAACCTTGTTGCTCTTTTATTTGAATATAGTTGACAGATATAATACAATGTGATATCATAATAACGTAAACAGAAATGAACCGAACACAGTGAGGTGTAGTGTATACATAAGTGAGCATAATAGCGACAGTTATTCTGTACAGAAGTAAGTGAGCGCAAAGCACGAACATAGTACATACTTAAGTGAGCGAGGTTGTGATAGCAACCGAACGAAACAGCGAGCGTAGCGAGCGGACGCGTAGCGTACCGCAGAAAGGTGTCTCATATGTGCTACTATTTTCGAGATTAGCGGAATACCAAA